TTGCATTGCCGCGCATGACAACGGACCTGCGTGCTAGGCATCCAATCTCTGACGTAAGCTCCTTAACGGTAACATCCAGAAGGCTTCCGAGCGTTGCTTTGACAATATGGAGGCTGTTTCTATTCATAACAACCAATCCGTCGTCGTAAAACCCGTGCATTGCAACCACATAGTCAGCAGTTCCACCACTTACACGGAATTGGTTCTCGATTTGGTCGAATGTAGTCGTATCAAGGATGTCCGACACGGCTATCTCATCAGTGATCTTACGGCTAGTGTATGTAGCTGCATTATAAGCCCCTGACTGACTGTAATAGAACGGAACCCACAAGCGACGTTGGAAATGGACTCCCCAAGGCGCACCGGGCTGGTGCATAAAGCCTCCACCCACGCTGAACCTGCCTCCAAACTCAAAAACCAGCGAGGATGTGGCCGTATTGTAGTTTCCCACTGGCGCATACCATGTGATCGTTGTCGTTGTAGCAGAGACAACCTGATACTCATTCCCAACCATTACTGACAGCTCAGTAATATCCGTTGCGCGGACAATAATGACGTCCCCAGCCTTAACGGTTACATTCCCGACAACCGTCGCAGTCACCAATCCGCTTACAACATCAACATCGCGCTCGTCAATGCTAAATGACTGGGGTTGGGTATAAGCACCACCCGGAGACAAAGTAAATCCATCAGTGGCGGTAGCAACCGTGGCAACAAATGTCGTGCTTGTAGAAATACTTGCTGCTACGAATGTGAACGTGTCTTGTCCGGTCACGGTGGCAACCGTGTATGTCCCGTTGGGAGGGGTTCCGGTAGTAAGACCAGCAATTGTGATTGATGTTCCAACTACCAACCCATGTTCGCGGACATTTACCGTTACCACGGTATTTGGACTGGCCGTTCCATTGGAGCTTGCCGAAATAATTGGCCTTCCATTTGGATACCACTCTAAGGCTTGTTGACCGTCACGGAATAGCATCACCTTGTCGAACACCTGAATCATGTCGGTGTCAGCACCAAGAGCTTCTCCAGACGGATACGGGATGTCGGTAATCGCATACCCATCCAAGTCGATCTTCTTGGCAATGGTATCAAGGGCAATAATCACATACTCCTTGTTGCTATCGTTTGGATCGCTGAATAGGCAGGAAGCGCGGACATTGGCGGCAGCATCGTCATTGATGGGGACCTGAGACAACGTGCCAGCACCAGAAACAGCGGTAGTCGCAGCCGTAACCGGGAACGTCATTGTCGTTGCGGAATCGTAGGTCAGAAGCCTAACCCCATTAGGATCAGTTCCAGTAAAAGCTAATCCAGCAATTAACCCGTAGCCAACCGTCCCAATGGCAAACCCATGCCCAGCCGTGATTGTAATCGTAACTACATTAGTAGCAAGGGATGACGACGCGATTGTCTTTGAAGTTGAGGTAATAACCTCAGAGATTGGTTCTATGGCAGAAACCGTGTATGTTCCAGATCCACTGGCAAGAGCATAAGTAATCGTGGACGCCGAAGCCGTCACCGCAGTGAACACTCCATTAGGATCGCCTCCAGCCGTGTAGCCAATCCCGGCAATGTTCAGCGTTGCTCCTGGAGCCAACCCATGGGCAGAACCAGTCGTCAGCGTAACTACCCCAGCGGTAACTGAAGCCGCCGTAATTAAAACACTCGTTCCAGTAAGTAGGAATGGCAGCTGCAATGGAGAACCTCCCGTAGTCAACGCGCCAGTCCTACTCACCACGTTCTTCCGTGGCTTCCAGTATCCCTCCATGCGCCCGTTCAGCGACTCCCTTACCTCACCCTCTTGGAGTTGGTTGAGCTGGAGTCTCTGGTTCACGCGATCAAAGAAACGATCAGCAGTCTCGCCAATCGCTGCATCCATCGGGCTACCACTCTGGGCAAACTGGGACATTACGCGTAGTAAACAACAACCACACCGGATGTCAGAACCACGGAACTGAAGTCACCTCCAATGCCCAAGCCCGCAGGTAGCGTGATAGTCTGCAACCGCGATGCACCAGTGATGTTCCCCGAAGCACTCGCCACAGTAGACAGCACAGCGTCATTCACAACCTGAATCCAGCGGATCTTGCCCGTGTAAGTAGTTGCAGCTGTCGAAAGCACAATGCCTCCGCCTTGACCTTGTAAATCCCAGGAAATTGCGCTCGCCATAATATATTGAAGTATCACCAACGCAACACGCATCGGTTCACGCGCAAACTACCACATATTAACAACGTGTCAAGCGTGTTCATTGGAGGCTGCACCAATCCTAGCTTTGGCAATCTCCATGTATTCCTCATCGCGCTCGATGCCGATAAACTGGAATCCATCTAGCATCGCAGCCTTACCCGTGCTACCGCTTCCCATGAATGGGTCGAGGACGATTCCGCCTGGCGGTGTAACGAGGCGGCAGAGGTAGCGCATCAGGGCGGTGGGTTTGACGGTGGGATGAAAATTTGACCGCTTGGTTGCGTGTTTTGCTTCTTCGCTTTCCCTTGGTCCGTTGACCCGCATGTTGTTTTGAGTCTCTAGCCCCTTGCACCCCTCATCCCGATCCTTCTTGCTGGCCTTGGCGCAGTATTTGAATCTATCTGCGCTTAAGTCCTTCGCCCCATGATCCAAATTCTGTGGCGTGATGCTGAACGTGACAGGATCGGCATAGCCACCTGATGTCGGCAGGTTTATCGTAATCGTCGTGGTGTCGGTCGGCTTTTGGATTACCGCAACATTCACAAGGCATCCGTTCTGGATGGGCGCGTCTGGCAACAGATCGGGCAATGCACCGCTTTCTAAAATCAACATCGCCGTGATAAGCGTTTCGCATAGTTTCTCGAACTCGCTCGCCGTGACGGTCGTAGAAAGTCCCCTCACATCGCTTAACCGCTTGTCCCCTTGGCTGACCAAGATTACTGCATCGCTTAGAACAGAAGCGACGGCTTGCTTTTGCTGGGGTAAACTCGACTCCGCATGACTGACATTTTTTATTTTCCATGCGCTAAGTATGGACTTTGCACGACAAAAAAGCAAGTCTAAAGTTTCAGGCGGGCAACATTTGAAAAAACGGGCGGCGCTGCCGGAGTCGCCGAAGCGCATTGCAGGAGCCCCAGAGAAGTTGGTTACGCCTTCATGAAAGCCACGGTGCGTTCCCTCGCTGGCTGCCCTGGCTTTGCCTGCACCATGAACCACCGGAAACAGCCCCACCACCTCGTCGCTGCCGTCGTGGATCAGGTTGGCGGGCCAGCGGCCAAGATCCTTCAGCTTTGCTAAAGCCGCTTGCTGAGCTGCGCCGTTCAGCGATTCATCGTCGGTGCGCCTATTGTTGATTTTCATAAGGGGTCGCCCTTTTAGGTGATCAAAACTTTCACCTTCTGCCGACACCCTACACCCATCCACATTGATTCCACCCGTCCCATGCGCCAGCACGTTCGCTGCCACGGTCTTCTCACCGAGTGGCTTGCGGGCTACGGTGATCGGCTCCAAGGCAGGCTTTAAGGCGGTTCCCCAGCCTTGCCATTGTTTCGCGGCTTCTGTGGCGGGGGCGGTGATGGAGACGGTCTTGTCGTATCCATCCGCACTATTCCACGGCCTATCTTCCATCAGTTTTCCGGCCCCGCCTGAGCGGCTTCCCAACACCTCCCGCTCCGCTCCCGCCGCCTTGTCTATCGCCTTGCTTACGTCCAGAGACTTGGGAAATCCGCTCGCATATACCCACGCAATCATATCCCGAATCTCAAAACCAGCATCCTCAATCCTCACCGCCATCCGATGCTGCGTGCGCGTTCCAGCGAACGCCAACAAATGCCCACCCGGCTTCAACACCCGCAAACACTCACGCCAAATCTCCTCACTAGGAACATCGTAATCCCACTTCTTCCCCATGAAGCTCAAACCATACGGAGGATCAGTCACCACGCTATCCACGCTATTGTCAGGCATCTCCCTCAGGCGATCCAAACAATCCCCCAGCAACAACAACGGCTCACTTGAAGTCTCAGTCATGCACCCTCCTACTCACAAGCTCACAACCCGTCAAGCATATTCACAATGTGTGATACCATACACAAAAGTAGACGCTTTCCGTCTCATCTCGCATACCTCAGCACAGGCCCCTTTAGCCATTTTTTGTTTGGGTGGGTTATCGCTCAGGATTTTTAGCCGCACGTCAAACGCAACCCCCGCCCCCCCTATTGCGAGTGAGTCTCAATAGCAACGTGATGAACCAGCACCCGTTTGAATCACCCGCTTGACCAGCCTATCGCGCATAGCTTGCATCTGCCTATTCGTTGCGCTTGTGCATTGCCGTGCCAAGTCACACGTTAGAGAGATGATAGATCAAAATCTCTTTGAATCGTTCGCCCTTGCCATAGTCCCAGAATCGCTCCCGACGCGTCAGAAACGATCCTCGCGGCATTTCAGTTTCCCGTGCTTTATTGTGTCCAAATCTAACCGAGCTTGACATGTTTTCGAATATCTGAGTATAATCCCTCTGGAAGAAAGACAAGGATGACCTCTTTCCAACGTGACTATCATACGCGAATGAGCGTAGCGATTGAGCGGGATAACCTATGGGCAAGGTTATCGTACGGAGCGGGGTTATTGTACGGAGCGGGCTTTGTGGCATGCTCAAGGTTATTGTACTCGCGTTCAGTTTATCTTATGGCAAGGGGAATGGGTTTCCCGGTTCGTCTGGTTTTCCGTGTCATTCATCCTTTCCCCTACTTGATTCGACAATACCCCACAAGCTAGCTACCGTGGCGCGGCGAGCTTGACTCTCTTCCGGC